CATGGGCAGCATTATCTAGTGTTTTATCAGTGTGAGGCATTTCTCTGTGAACGATTTGCCCTGTTGATTTTTGTTTTATAAATTTCATATAATCCTCGCTATAGCAAACCAAGTAGTCTGTGCTCCCGCTTGTATATCTGGTGTGTCTACTCCTGCCAGATGCCAACACCACATTTCAAGATAATCTGTGGCAGACATATCATATACGTCTGTTACACACATTGAAAACTCACTCCCTTGAGCAGTAAAAATTTCATTGTGTGAGGTTTGAGAACCATTTTTATAAATCATTACCTTATGTCGTTTATCTTGAACTATTCCACCGCTATCCCAAGTTAAATTTGCTGTTGCCAAGTATTTACCGGCAGTTCCGCAAGTCCATCTGTAATTTGTGGAAGGATCAAACTCGCTTGCTGTATCATATGTCTCTGCATTTAATATCACTTTGGTAAACGTATTATTTGTTATATTACTTTGAGTTGAATTTACATATGCTCTGACAAATGGGCCTCCTGTAACACCACTTGCCATAGCACCAGTTAAATTCGCTGCTGACAGATTGGTAAGACTCGCTCCCGATCCACTCAACGGCCTGTCTACTGTTATATTTCCAGTACCATCTGGTGTTGATATGTTTGTTGCTTTAATTGTTGATGCCATAATTTATCCTTAGATTATAGTCCAAGTTGAGCCTGATGTAACTGTAACCGTATAACCAGAAGCTACAGATATTGGCCCAACACTTGAGCCGTTTTCAGTTCCAGCAAAAGTTATGTTTTCACTAATTGTTTTAGCATTGGTGCGTATTACTGAATCCGTTCCTAATGATGGCCCTCCGCCTGTAACCTCTGCCCATACTGGGTTAGCACCTGCTCCTTGCGTCTTGAGGTAATAGCCTGATGTACCAGCACCGAGTCTTGCACTCTCTGTGGCGTTTCTGAAAACAATATCGCCTTGGGTAGTTAAGACGTTATCTACGTCCCCTGCCGGCCCCTGAATTCCCTGAATTCCCTGAATTCCTTGAATACCCTGTGCTCCTACATTGCCCGACCTTGCAAACGAAACGTAAAGCGTATCGGATGCAGACAATGACCCGTTACTCGCAGCCGTTGTGACTGGAATTTGAAGCCAACCCGTATTGTCCGAAATTGCTCCGGTGACATTGAACGCTATGAACGTGGCGGGTGTGCCGGACTTTCTAACAAAAATGTATCCTTCATGCGTTGAATTCGTGCCATCATCAATGGAAGCGATTAAATCTGAAACATCAGGGTTGCCGCTATCCGCACTGGTGGCATCGATAGCGATATTAGTAATTGACGCAAGTGTCGCGTTGTCAAATCGGATGTCACCCGTTCCCGGATCGGCCATTGTCGTGGAATTATCATAATTGTATTTCCACGCTACGGCTCCAACGGCTCCTTCAGCGGCGGTTTGAGCAGCTTCACTGGCAACTTTTGCCGTTTCACTTGCTGTCTTTGCAGTTTCACTAGCAGTTTTAGCAGTTTCACTGGCAACTTTTGCAACTTCACTGGCATTTTTATAAGTCAGCGCATTTGCCTCAGATGCCGCCGCATTCGTAGCTGAAGTCGCGGCAGCGGATGCGCTGGAACTAGCCGAAGAACTAGCCGAAGTTGCACTCGCGGCATCCACAATCAAAGACCACTTTGCTACATCTGTATTACTTGAAATCGGTTGCGACCCAGATGATGTGTGTGCGGTTAAGCAAATATAAATATTATTGTTTGAGGTATCTTTAATTAAATCCCGCACAACGTAAGCGGTGGATGCTGCCCAATTGCCCTGGAACGTGCCGATTTCCTGGGCTACGCTAAAGTCTCCGCTTGCGTCAAACGCAAACAATTTACTGGCGCGATCCGCAACCACGGATGAAGCTTCTGTCGTACCCGCATCCGGCACGATGCTTCCCAATTTGAAACAACGGTCAATTTCTTCCTGCATGTCCTGGGTGACTTGCGTGAGCTTATCGAGGTTTCCCTCCAATGTATTAGCAGTGAAAGGATCATTCTCAACGTAATCACTTGTCTGAGTCTTCGCAGTCACACGGCGAATGAATACATTGCCAGTGCCGGATGGAGGAGCGGTAACAAATGTAATATTTCCTCCGCCAGCCGTACCAGCTCCACTCACTGAGTAGTTTGTAGTAATCGTTTGTTTCGCCCACGTTGTAGGAGCAGCTACTGGAGTCCCAAGGTAGACTTCAATTTCTGAGTCAGCCTGTATATTAAAATCATAGGCGAAGACAGTCGTTGACGCATTTCCATTGTATTGTTTGGTTCTTGTGGTTGTTGATATGGTCATTTCTTACCTCAAAAGTTGATCGAGAGCAGCAGGGTCTGCTGGCGCTCTACGCCCACGTTGCTGCAACTTCTTTTCTTTAATTTGATCCTTAATTTCTGGAAACTCTCTTTGTAATAATTGTTTTGCCCTAGAGCGATACCTACCAATTATCTGCCGAATGAGGTGTGCGCGAATTCCATCTGGGCCACCTTTTTTATCGCTACGCTTATAGATGCCATTGTTGTTAATTAAATGCTCAATTGCTTGCTTTAAATCCTTATTACCAATCTTCACTTCTTGACGTTCAAGAACGACTAGCCGATCATGCTGTGTGCGCGTAATCTCAACACCCTCTAAATTGCGTGTTGGATGACGCATCGTAATACCAAGATTTTTAATTTCCTCATCAACAAACGTCCATTCTTTTTTAGCAACATAGAATGGGGATATGGCTTCTGGTAAATATGCTGTACCGTCCAATTTAATCTTTTGACCCCAGCGACCACGCAATGGGGGTTCAGATTTGGACAATCCTGGAGTCTTTGCTTTTATGCGAGAAACAATGCCATCCACTTGTGTTAATTCTGGAGACAATGAGGCTTCCGCTTGTCTGGAAACCGTAGGCAATATAGATGTTGCAAGTTTTTCCATATATCTTTTACCGTTTCGATCTGGATCAGACATAGCCCCAACAAAATCTGAAATTCCTTGTGCATACAAAGGGCTAAAATAATTTCTCGAGATTGCTAAAGTCATGTTGGTTGCCAAATCTACCGCTTCTTGCTCTTCTTCTATGCCACGCATACTCTCTACAAAATCAGCAGGCGTTCCAAGAAACATTCGTAATGGATCAAATTGTCGGTATGGCATAAGTTTACGATCATATTTTTTCCCTTCATCCACACCCGAATAATCGATATTGCCAGACAGAGACTCCAATATTGGAGTTTCAAAAAACTTTGTATTAATGGAGTAAGGTTCCCACCCAGACTCTCGCCACTCACGCTGTAAAATTGGATCAGTTGGGCCACCACCTGTTATCACGCCCAAGTGATAAAGATACGCCCCAAAAGAAAGCATACTTGACCCCCACGCCATCTTGGATCGTGCGAGTGCAGCCCTCGCCCCACCAACCTTTAAATCATCTTGAATTTGCCTGTTAATTAACCCTAGAGGCCCAAATCTTTGTCCTGTAAAAACACCAATGTTTGTTTGTACTCTTGCAAATGGCATTGCAATACGAACAATCGGTTGCTTTCGTATAAAGTGTTGCATGTCCCTGCCACCAAATTCACCTAATCTTCTAGTGAACGTAATTTCTTCAGCAAAATCTAGTTGTTCGTTTTTAATGTTCTTTAAAAAACTTGCGTCGCTCACCAAATCAATCATGCGAGCAATTCTTAAGATAGGAAATTGCCCCTCTGACTTTGCTTGACGAGCGGCTAACGCCCACTTCTCAGAGTTCATAGCAATACCTTTAATAAAAGCATCACCTGCCTGCAAACCTCTGCGACTAGAACGCAATATCCACTCTCCAAAAGCATCAGCCATAAAGCCATGCATTGTGTCATTTTCAATATCAAATTTTGTTGCGCCAAATTCTTTGTTCAAGCCAAAATCAAACTTATCTGATCTGCGTAACAACTTAGGTACTTCTCCAGACTTTAAAGTTTGAAGCCCTAGTTTTAAACCGTCCCAAACACCACCAATTAACCCAAAGGCTAATGCTGGCCCCTCCTCAATAGCTACTTCCCTGCCTAATGCTGATGCCAACATTCGCTCTGGAATTTGAAAACCCACAAGATTGGTTGCACCACCCAGCAAGTTAACCATTTGCGTTCTTGGCGATGACAATAAAGCGGCGTACCAGTATTCAAAAAATAACCCATCGCCATCATTTTGAGCAACATCATTGACAAACTTGTGCATCTTATGAGGGTCATCTAAAGATTTAACAGCAGATGCTAAATCCTCAATCCCTCGACCTCCAAAACTTCCAGACTCTACAGCTTCGGTTAATTTTTCAATCAACCTCTGCTCTGGGGCAGCTTTAATACCAAATGCTCGTAACGCTCCGCTAGTCTCCCCAGCAAGCGCAGACACTTGTTTTTGTATTTCAGAATGTAAGACAAACTGCCTGATAAAATTATTTTTTGAATCAATAGCGCCGGAAGAAACCGCATCTGCTAATTGCTTTAATCGAATACCAGAAGAATTTAATACTTTGCGCGAAGCCAATACCTCTTCAGCGTTAAACAACTCGCCCTTCTTTCTGGTTAACAACCTTTCAACGGGCATATGTAGCTCATTAGCCAGCTTTTCAGTTTGTTCTACAGTAATTTTACCGCGCCTTGCTTTATCAATACGCTTTGCATAAATCTTTGCGGTTGCCGCTAAAACACGTTTTAAATCTTGCCTAGAAGATACTTGTTCAAAACCATCCACCACAATATTGTCGAGATTAATACCCCCTTTTCTGCCTGTGATATTAATGTCATCAAACGTGTCATCAAGTAAGGATTCCGCTTTCTTCGCATCAGCTTTAGACACGCGCACTTGAAACTTCGGACGTGGCTTGCCCTTCGGTATTTCTCCCTCAATTGAATCAACTAAAATATCTTCAAACTCTTCTCCCGTTTCTTCAACGGCTTCTTCTACGCTTTTTTTGCCACCTAGTTTTGAAACAAGTTTTTGAGCGGTTTTAGTTTTACCTAAAAGTTTTATTGCCCCAAAGACCGCTTCCCCCGCTGCCCCTAACGTGCCAAAGTCAATAAATCTTTTTAATGCAGCCTGTGCTTTTGGAGATTGATCGCTGACAAAATACTTAGCAGTTGCATTCAACATGTTCTTTGGCAATTCCCCTAAAGATTCTAAAACTAAAGGGTCTTCTTCGTTAAAAAATACTGCGCCAGTTGTAGCGTCAGCACCGATAAGCGCAGGAATCCCCTTGCCAGCTTGTATAGCCTTGGCTGGCAACATAGCTTTCATCGCCCGAAAAACAGGCAAAAAGCCAACTATAAAATTTGCGGTATCCCTGGAAGCAGTTGCTAAAATTCCATCTTCGCGAGGAATAGCAAATGGCCTCTCAATCTGCATTTTGCCGCCAAAATATGTATCAAGTTGGCGAATAGTTTCGCTTTCTTCACGCAAGACATCACCTAATGCCTCAACTTCCTGGCCTGCGCTAAACACTGCATTCTCGACACCAGCAATAGAATTACGAGTAACCGTACCAATGACATTGAAAAATTTTTTGCTTAATGTTTCCTCAATTTTAACTTGAGGCTCTAAACTCTCAGGCGCAGCAGCCACTGGAACAGTGGTTGTCGGTTGTGGTGCAGGCTCGGAGGGGCTATCCTCTAAACCTAAAAATTCCGACAAGTCAGATGGTTTTTGATTTTGTTGCGGCTTAATGCGGTCAGCAGCATCATTTTCATTTTTTAATAATATGCCACTATCTGGGACATCATTAAACGGATGTGTAATATCTTCAGCCATTAAGTATTCCTTTATGAGCAAACCCTTTTACTTAGTTTTCTCTGGTTTGTTCTAACTCTTTTTTCTTATTTGTCAGATTGTTTTTATAAAGTTTTGTGATAGCATCCTCACCTTTTCGTACCACATAAGATTCCAATCGTTTAAGTTCCTCTGAAATATCCTCTGCCGTAAAATTACTTAGATCAAGGGCAAACATTGGCCCTCTTAATAAACCTAAAGACTGAAGCCCATCATTTGCAAGTCGATTTAAAGTTTCTCCAGTAGTTTCTGATTCCTTGATAGCAGTAAGCACATCTTGAATCGGCTTAACAAATTCTTTAGCCTGCTCTTGAATTGGTTTGGCAAATTCTTTAGCCTGCTCTTGAATAGGCTGAACCACTTCTTTAACTTGCTCTTGAATTGGCTCAGAAAATTCTTCAACTCGGGTTTTAATTTGTTCCCCAGTGTTTACTTCAGAATCTTTCCGCGGAATAGGTATCTCCGTTTTTTCCTTGGCTGTATCCCCACCATTATTATTAGTAGGCGAAAAATCTGGCAAAACTTGTTCATCAAGGGGTGTGAGTTTTTTAATTCTCTCTAATAAAATTTGTTGCTGCTTAAAAAATTTCTTTTGGTCGTCAGGCAATTTGCCCTCATTCTCTTGTTTTGCAGCAGCTATATTATTTTTTAACCTGACCGCAGCATCAACGTAATTGTCTCCGCCAAAGTTTAGTCGCCCTAAAAGACGATTGCGACCCATCACTGAGATAGGGCTTTTTTGGCTGTCTTTCTTGTTTAATGCTATGTTTAAATTATTTATAGATTCCACTGCCGCAAGAAATGGAGTTCTACCCTCTTTAACTAATTTTTTATAATTCTCTACAGCAACAATTTTGTATTGTTCTTTTTCGTCTGCCCAATGGTCGGGGTCTTGTTTATAAATATTTAAAATCATTGCGCGCCCATCTTTAAAGTCTTTTGTTTCTCTTGGCTCCGCATCAATTTGTTGTTTTTCTTTAGCAAACTTGACCGAATCAGCGCGATTTAGGCCATCCATACCTAAAATTTGCTCAACAGATAGAACGTCTGGATTTAGCAATAACTGCTTTTGAATATTCTTGACTTGTTCTGGATCAGAAATACCATCTGGGTATTTGCCAATAAACTCTATTAACGAAGTTCCTTGCGTTCCACTAATTGACTGAGATGTAAGTTGTTCTGCAATTTGAGTAGCAGTAAGATTTCCTTTTGAGGCTCCAGCAATTAATATTGAATATGTTTTATTCTGATTTGTCTTCAACTCCCTAATGCGATTACGCTCCTCTTTTTCTTCCTCTCTCAAAGAAGCTGCCGCTTTTCTGATTAAAATTGATTCAGAAGTTTTCAACATTTCTTGGCGTACGCGCTCCACAATATTAGAAGACCTGTCGCTCAACAAATACTCAATTGCATCTTCTGGAGCGGTGCGCTGTAAAAACTTAGCTTGAGAAATTTGCAAATCACTGGAAGATTTTTGCCTTTTAGCCACGCCATCATCAGGATCAATTATATTAGCGCTTACCATGCCTTCAATCAGTCCTTCTATATTTAATTGCAAACCTGCGCGAGTGCTTTCGCTAGTTGCATTTTCAGTGAGAAATGTCTCCGCGTATGCCTGCTGTAGCGATAAAATGGTATCTTCCACCCCAGCCTTTTCAGCTTTAAGCCTTCTTAATCTTGCCTCGGATGCTATGGGTCTTAAACGTGTCAGCCGTTGAGCCTCTAATGCTTGAGCAACTGATGTTTTAAATATTCCCTTCGGCAAACCTTTAGCGCCGGTCTGTTCATTGCCGTTAAGAGTATGGTTAATCCAACTTGTAATATTTTGGTTATACAAAGCCTCAAACTGATCTGCCGAAGCAGTCTCTCTTAATTCATTAGCAGTTGAAATTTCATACGCAGTAAAATCCGCCAAAATTCTTTTTGAGCGAGTGGTTTGTAAAGCCTGAGTCTCTGCTAACGCAAAATTCCCTATGTCTGTGCCAATGTTCTGTAATCCTTTTCCTGCTTGAGCCAGCGCTAATCCTGCCTGCTGAAATTGGCGCGGGTAAGGATGTTGTAAACCTGACAGTCGAGTTTGCTTTTGTATATCGATATTAATTGCCATTATTCAAACACCCCTTGTTTGTCGAATGCTGTATAATCTTTAGCAACCTTACCCACACCTGTCAGTAAACTTGCACCCGCACCTGTCATCCCAGCAGCTCTCGAAACTGTGCCACTAGCTGAAGTAAGCACTGCCTGGTCTTGCAATCCTTGTGCTTGAATAGCCCCGCCTCTCCTGATAAGTTTTGCGTTCAAGTCGTCGATGAACTCCTGCTCTGCTAAAGCAATCAGGTTAGTTCCCTCTGCCACTTCAACTCCACTGGCTCCCTGCTTGGCAATCATGGTCCTACGCCTTTGGTCAGCCTGCTTCTCATGTATCCTTGCGTTAAACTCAGCGTTCTGCTTTGCTATCTGGGCATCACGCAATTGTATTTGCGCGTTTCTCTGGGCGACTACGTTGGCTGCATCCCCTGCCTTCTTTTGCCCAACCATCTGAACACCCGTTCCAATTACAGTTGCAGCAAGAGATGCAATTGCAATAGTTCCTGGATCATGGTCAGCGTTTTTCAGCAACCACTGCCAGCGGCTCTTATCGTCATCGCATAATGCTAGTCCTAAACTCATTCAATTATCCTTGCGTATAAATAATGATCTTGTCCATCAGGGCCGTACCTGAGCATCTTGCCTTCAAGTTTAAACCCCATTCGTTCCAACCATTGAACGCCTGGGATAAAATCGCAAACAACATTCGCCTGCACTCGATGAAGTTCCATGCCATCAATAATCTTATCCATGAAATTAACTACGTTTTTATGCACCCATATTCGGTGCTTCTTATAATTTGCTCCCATCGTTACCCAGGCGTGTCCAACTCCAGGCCAGATAGGAATAATGCCAGCACATCCTATGATTTCCCCTTCAGAAAATCCCGTGAAAGCTGTTCCCTTCTGCAAAGCTTTTGTTTCTACATCAGCTTCACGGTCAACATGCGATAATGCAACCGCGTCCCTATGTCGCAGATTTAAAGCCTTCAGATGCCAAGGTTCAAAGCCTGCGACCCAGCGAGTTTTAGAAATGCTCTCCGACATTCATGTCCATAATTACGGCGACCACATGAAAATCCAATGGTTGCTCCTGGCGAATTTCAACAAAACCATCACGATCATAGCCAAGGTTCAATACCTTCTTATCCCCAGTAAATGCTGCTGGGGGGCTATTCATTGGATCAGACGATGACCTGAATGGAATCTGGTCGCCATTAATTTTTATTCCAGTAGTGCGTACCAACCGCACTAAAACTTGATTGGCTCTTTTCTTTTTTCCCTGACTTGTGCCAGTAGGCGTTCCAAACTCTGGGCGCGAAGGTTTAATCACTCCAGTAAAACCCTGCCCAACATAAGCTTCAGATACGGCACTTGAAACTGTGACTGTGCCACTACTGACAGTCTTGTCAGGAAACACTGCTCCGTTACCAACAATTTTTACCGACTCGCCTTCCAGGTGCGCTAGACCAGTTATTGAGGTTACACCCTTCCGAACTTCTCCGGCGGAGTCGTATGCAGAAAAAGAAGTACCGTTAATATTAGTTCCCGCTGTTTGGTGCGTTAATTGAAACGTATTTGTCGTTACACCAGCAACCTGATAACGGTTGCCGTTAATATCTGTCATACCTACAACATTTTTAATATCTACAAGATCACCATTTGAGAACCCATGAGATGTTGCCGTAATAACAACTGGGTTTGCCTGCGTTGCTCCTGATATGGTGATAGGGCTGTTCAGTTTTAAACATGAATCTGAAAATACCGTAGGATCAAGATATTCAATAAATCTTTTTGTTGTTCCATTAATTCTTTTTTTAACACTGATCCACAACTCATCCCGCAAACCATCAGACGAAGGAATAACAGCCAGAGATTCAACTACAGGCAAGTCTCCTCCTACTGGATGGCGATGCCATGCAACTACATTCTGGTCGCGCAAGTAAGTACAACCCACTAAAATTCCGTCTGCCGTACATGCCCAAACGATTGCGTCTTCTTCCTGCTGATATGCCATGTCAACAATTCCAGATTCACTGACATGCTCTGCCAATAAAGTAATATCTGGAGCGAGATAACCGTCAACATCAAAACTGAATACCAACTCTCTAACCTTACGGCCTGCTCTTTGGTTAAATAAAAGTAAGTTGCCTACATTAAGAGGGGCAACCTTATTACTTCCAAAACCAGCTTGGCGAACTGCCTTAATATTGGTTGGCGTTATATTGTCATCTTGACCACCAGTAATTGTAAACTCGCCACCAAGTGTTCCACATAGCATGTCCGTTGATTCTGCAAGCCATTGAATAGCGTTAACCTGATTTGCCACCAATGTAAATTCAACACTTTCATCATCAAGGGCTGTACCTTGGTGCATGTTTTCAAAGTCTGCAACCTGACTTCCCCATATTTTTTGAGGGTCTGTGTTACTACCTCCCCAATAAAGTCTCTGGTTAAAGAAAGTAACAGCGCCAGGATTTTGATTATTACCATCCGTTCCGACTCCGGCAGAGCCAGCGCAAAACGTCGATGGAAAAGTCGCTCCTGTAAAACTAATTGTAGATAACGTCCAAGAAGTATGAGATGTACGCGTAAGCTTTCTTGGAGCGTATGATTTATGTGCTATGTAAAGAGTATCTGCGGATTGTGCAAAATGAAGATTAGGAATATCCGCAGTCGTGTAAGTTGTCGTTATTTCTACAGGCGATCCACCTGATTGTATTTGCCCATTGTCTTTGTAAAAACGTATATATAAATTTCCAAACTCTAATATGTATGGCTGTGTAACACTAAATTCAAATGGAACCAGCCTGATCTTGTTGGCACTTGATTTTGCTGCCGCAACAAAATGAAATCCTCCTCGACTTTTTATACCACCATGAGGGAGAACGATGCCATTTTCCAAAGTCTTCAAAGAGTCTTTGTATTTAGCAAGGTCAGTCCTTCCGTCCAGGCGTTCTGTAACTTCTCCAGCCGTGAACGTGGAAATTATTGAAGCGGATTTCGCCATTAAATTACCGTTCCTGATCTAGCATCTACTAATTGCTGTACGTCCAAATTGGACACTGTCCCTTCCTGTGAATCAATTGTTCTGGCTTCCCGAACTTTTCTTTCATAAATAGCCCACATCTGTTCCGCAAGTGAACGGCTCCCAGTAACAGCCTCTGCCAACTCAGCGGCAAGCTTTGCCGTATATGCCCCTATGAATAAACTGTCCATGTCATTCGGGTCAGTTATTTTTTTAAGAAAAATTAAATTGACAGAACTTTCATCTGTCATTAACTTCCTTCCTTCGATTTCATGCTCAACTCGAATATCGCCAGATAGAACATCTACAACTCGCAAACAGGTGGAAGGAAGCTGATGATAATATGACCATCCAAATGCAGGCGTTGTTGCCAATGAAGCCAGTACCTGGCGATCTTTTGCGCAGTTCCACATTGCAGCGCGAGTTACTTCATCCCTGACTTCCTCGTACAAAGAGTTCACCAATCTAGCTCGCTCTGAATCATCAGACAACGAAGTAATAGGATCGTCACCTAGTAGCCTTAGTGCATTTGAAGTAATTTCAACAAAAGATGCCATGTGTTATCACTGATTTAAAAATGTCGGTATAAAGAAAGGGGGAAGCCGAAACTCCCCCCCATCCATTTAGTTGACGATGTACTCAACAACCAATGTTATGTCTCCAGCAGCCGCCGTAGCAGCCACTGTTTCGATTGTCAACGCAATACGAAGGTTTTTGCCAGGGTCTGAAGTAAGACCAGCATCTTCCCACATATAGTTTCCAACCGTTTCAATTCCAAGTGTTTCGTAACGAACTTCAACTCCAGACGTATTAGCCGCTTGAAGCGTTGTCATTACCGTACCGTAACAGTCTCTATCAATAACACCCTCTGCTGCGTAAGCCGTAGCAGAACCATCAGTATCATTGAACTTGACGTTACCGTTGTAAATACCAACATCAGTTACCAAAGTTGGTGATCCGTTGCTATCCAAGTCGTCGTTGTAAAGCTTAATTGACTTGATCTTAGCGTTAGACGGAATCTCAGCCATCATAAGGATGTCGTCGTCATCAATGTCGCCAGTTCCAGCAGCGATGGTGTCAGACCATACGCGAACTTTACCACCGGCACTTCCAGAGTCAGCCATAACTTGAGGGGTAGCCTCAAAGCTAGTCAACTCTGTTGAATATGCAGTTGCCATTTTTAATACTCCTATTTAAATTAAGTAATCAGTTAGTGAAGATATTAGGATTCGTCACAATCAATCTGGACAACTTTTTCGTCCTCGATGCGTGTCGCGCCCAATGAACATTCAACAAAAACTTGAGTACTATAGTTTTTATCGCTTCTCTCAGAGATGCGGATATTCGGAGTACCGTTCATGGCTAATCCAAGTCCAGACTTCGCCCATGCGAAACAACTGCGAATGTTTCCGCTCTTAGCAAGGCGGGTTGAAATAATAAATTTAAATCCACACCATGTATCGATTTCAGCGTTCATCAACGCACGAACACTATTGAAATCAATTGATGTATTTGTCGTAACATTCAACAATGCTTCCAACTGGTCAGGGCCGACTATGACATACATAGGCTCTTCGTTAGGGTCCACATCGTTTGCCAAAAGTTTTTTCTTTGCTGTAAGCAACTTAGCGAGTGTTAAATCAGTTCCTGCATTTGCTATTTGCTGTCCCGAAGGTAAACTTACCGCAGACGCTGTATCTGACGCATTCACTGAATAAGCTGAACCAAGAGCTGCTGAGATAATTACATCATCCTTTTGACGATTCATCGCTGCCATTAATTGTTTCATGGTTGGCGACGTTGGGTCTTTTGCCATCTTCACTCGATCAGGATTGTCGATCAAGTCAACGGCTCTGTATGTGTTAAATGTAACGCGTCGTCTTGAAAAAGGTACTTCGGTCAACGGAGTATCTTCGTGACGACTGACAGATTGGACCATGCTTCAATTTGTTATCGCTGGTTTTCTATTTTCAGCTTCTTGATGTTGCCACCAAGTTCAGGTCATATCATGCCTTTCGGCTGGGACATTTATGGGTATTATATTTATTCAACCCTGACCGTCACACACGCCCAACGAGCCTTTCGTAATCTCGTTTGCTGGCTCGGTATTGTCCGCGAGGGAGTTCCACCGAATTAGCCCCATTTTTCACATAAGCCTTTTAACTCAAAGACTTATACGCCGCAAGTGTTTACGGTGTCCATTCTGTCGAAGAAAAATTGCTTTGCATCGTTCACCTGTTCCATGCGAACAGCTCCACTCAACTTGGAAGACTTCTGGCTCGCAAGATGAATAAAGTTGTCGGAAAACTGGCTCTCGAATGCCTTGTTAATCTGATTAGACATTACTCTCTCCTATTAATTAATTATGTTGTTGCGGAGAGTTGCCCATGAATTGGACTCCCCTGACTTTTAGCCCTGGCCCGATTAGGGTTGTCAGGAACAGCCTTACGGCGTTTTTTCTTGACGGCTTTCTTTGGGGCCGAAGGCTTGTCCATAGAAGGCTCGTCTTTAGGTACGATTGGCGTATCACGGAAGAAATAACAGTTTCTAACTTCATCCGGCTCCACCAATGCGCTGTATTCTTCACAAGCGCTTGTCGCTTCAATAAAATATATACAGTCGCTGCATTTGACATCTTTACTTAGGCCCATTATTCATCTCCATGAATCGTCATGTTCCAGCGGTCAATCATCTTAACCACCTGGTTATGACGAGGATGGGCCTCATCAAAATACGCCTGATAATCGTCGCTCTTTGTATCGTTATAAAAAGCGTCTTTAGCCTTTTGAGCAGACTCAGGATCAGTAAAAGCATTAACTTTTGGGTCACCTAAATGACGCCCTTCGCCGAAGTCTTTGGCAATGCGATCCAAAAACCTTGCCAGCCCTGGGTTATTGCCAATGCCGGATTCTTCAAGATATTGCTTGTCTGGACCATCAGTATATTTGTCAACTAATCTTTGGACTCCGGCAAGCTTTTCATCGTACTGTCTGCCCCAATCCGCACGAAGTTCTATTTCGGCTCGCTGAATCGTGTTTTCGGATTCAACTTGATTTTGAACAAATATATCTTTACTGGTAGTATTCCACCAATTGTAAAGCTCGCTCACTTGCTTGCTGTTTAAGCCTGCCGTGTGAGCTTTATCCAAAAAAGCTTTTTCAAAATTTTCATCGTAGTTCATGCCTTCCGGCAATTCAGCTTTTTCAAACTCGTAGCCGTCAGATTGTTCTGGTCTTCCAAGCTTCGCATAATATCGCTCCCACTCTTCGGGGGAAGCTTTTTCGTCTGGGATGCGTACAGCTCCCTCGAAATACCTTTCCGTTTCAACGTAGCTTTTAGCCAAACCAGAAACGTCCTTAAACTTTTCCAGGGTTTTTACACCTTGTAACTCTTCCGGCAGATCATCGCGCCAGGATTTTTCAACAACTTCTTCGGTTTCTTCTTTTACTTCTTCCGTTGATTCGGCGGCCTCTGTTTCAGAGGTTATCGCTTCTTCGCTCATAAATTACCCTCGATTTTCCCAGTGTTCCAAGTTGTGCTTAATCTGTAAAAAGACCGCACGACAACCTTCGTTATAAGCCGTAGTCTCAGGTTCGCCAGGAACAAAACTGGAGGTGTTGTTATAGGCATCTTCAAGATGCTTGTAGACTACGGAGCCACTCTGGCTTTTGAATGTATCGTAAAACGCTCGTAACAGTTTGTCGCTAGACTTGTCCTGCGAACTGCTCGACGAGTGCTTGTTTGTCTTCTTCACTTAAATTTGCCGCTCCATCTTGTAAAACTTTTAATGCAGGCGCTGCCTTGCCAGCCGACTCCGCTGTCTGAGCCATCTGCTGCTGCTGGAGCATCGCCGCTTCCTTCTGTTTCTGTCCAGCAATTTTTTCTTGAGTCTCAGCCGCTCCTCGTATTCCCTTTTTAGGAACACCCAATATCGGCGCTGCCAACCTTGCCATAGCCGGAAGATCAGGAATCTGCATAACATCAGGATCAAGTTGCCCCCATTCTGCCAACATGCCAAGCCAGCTTTGCATGGATTGGACTTCAGTGATTCTCTGCGCCCTTGCGAGTTGCCCTACATACTCGATGTCAATTTTATCCAAGCCGTTAAGCACTTCTGGCGGAGGAGCAATTGCACCCGCTCTCAACATTATGCCGACTGCTCTTTCAAGCATTGGACCTAATACTTCAGTTTCAAATCTTGCTATGGTAGGACCAAGCAATCGTTCCATCTCGCCGCGCCTGGTCATAATTTCTTCTGCTGTCATGCGCGAGCTGCTAGGCAAGTTCAATTGATCCGTCAGGTACATGTCGCGAATACCCTGTCGCAATTCCCCAGCTTTCAATGAAGAAAGGTCGAGTCGCAATTCCGTTGGCAATAGCCTTACGTTCTGCGGGTCACGCGAATAGACGATTGAATTTCCGCCTAACTTGACGTTGCCGATAAAACCTTCTTCGCCAGTTAAGATCGAAGGGTTGACTGCTTTTTCTAATCCAGTTAATTCAAGTTTTCTTAATTGGTTGAGTGACTTAATATCATCCATTGCAATCATGGCAGGACCGCGTCCGCGAGTCTCTCCACTTGCCTTATCCCAACGCCCAACCATGTATGGATTTTCATGGTAGCCACGCTGGTCTAATACCAAAGACATATCCTTAAATATATCAACGTGAGCGTATTCAAACTTGCCAGCTACTTTTGCACCAATATCTTCAACGGGCGCTACCACTCGTACCAAATCAAATTTATCATCAGGGTTTTTCTCTAATGCCTTTTGAACAGGATCAGGAATATTCTTCTCACCAAACTGCTGAACCATTTGCCTTGCTGTTCTGTCGTATTCCCAAAATACTGTATCGACTAATCCAGATTCGCTTTCTGCAAACACATAAGAACTGATTGGAAGCGCTCTAAAGTTTAATCCGTTAAACCCTTTATGCTTAAGCCTTGCCTCTTCCATATACAGGCAGACCGTGGCAAAAGAATTAAAATCTTCGTAGACCTCGTTAATCACAACGTAAAAATTACTTTGGTTTAGAGCAAACCCAACGCTTTTAGCTAAGTCGTCAAACCACCGAAGAACATCCTGGTCGTCATTCAAATCAGCAAATTGACTTGACTCAGGAATCTTGAAGCCAAACCACTGAATTGCTTTGCTCGTCAGAGTCTCTGCCATAATCAACGCCAGAGTCTTTGAAGCATGAGGAGCTGTCGAGTCGTAATGCTTATGACGTTGAGTGCCAGCCACTCTCTGCTCATTAGGAGCCTGCTTGCCCATTCGCATAAAATCTACTACATCCTGGTAGAAGCCGTCCCAAAGAGTACGATCCTCTTTCAGCTTTTCATTTCTGCTGAGTAATTGCTTTGCGTTGATTGCCATTAATTCCCGCCTAATGATTGTTTTTTAACTGTTCCAGAATTTTCTTTGCCTGTAGTTTTTTCAAGACCGTGAATACGTTTTCTTTTTCTTTTTGTTGTCTGCTTTCCTGTGATTAATGATTCCCCAGGAGTTGATGATTTTTGTGGGCGAGATACCCTAGCTTTCATATTGCCCCGCGAACCAAATTGTGGTTGTGCTTTACCTTCATCTAAAATACCACCAGCCAGTGCTTGCCGACCATACCGTTCTCCTATCCGATCAAATACATGCCCTTGCGGAATATCCTGCTGGCCTGTAATAGTACGGCTTGTAACTGTTGCTCCTGGATTGCGTTTTAAATATTCTGCCTCCATAGGCCGTATCATTCCTGTAGCACTCATCAATTCCCGCCTAGTTTTGTTTTCTTAGTTGCATCTTCTTCGCCAGACAACCCTGCCGCACCCCCTCGATTGGTGATTAAAGAACTACGGCCTTTTCGTTTCTTCGCTATTGTTTTCATACGGTCTTCTCTTTCCGACTTACCTTCGTCAACAGGAGGCAGAGATTCTGGGGGGGGAGGTAAAGGAGGTAAGGCTGGCGCTCCGCCGAAACATCCTGTGAAAATAAAATCCAGTAAATTCATATTTTTATCCTAAAGTACGTTTCTTAATAGACATGTTGTCATCACCTCCGCCCAGCCCTTGCGCTCCTCCTCGATTAACAATCAAAGAAGTTCTTCCGCTGCGCTTATTACTCGCTCTCTTTTGGCGCTCCTCGGTACTCTGAGAAATTGGCTGATCTTGTGTTGGCGCTGTTTTAGCTACCGGCTTAGGCGCTGTTGGGTCATAATGATGTTCCAGATACAATCGGTCATCTTGAACGTGTCCGCCACTTGCCGCTGCTCGGCGAGTCAATTCAGGCGAGGGCGCTGGTCTTGGTGGTGGTGTAGGCGCTCCCATTTATATATTCCCCTTAATCATTACCAAATATCTCCCACATTAATGGCTTGAGCCTGCAAAGGTTCTGTTCTCTCCGGCCTGATGCTCATAGCTAGTTCCATAAATGAATCCGCGCCATGACTTGCCCAATTATGTACCGGCCTTGCCTTGAACACCTGATTCTTGTCGTCGTACTCCTTATGATAATTCCTCAAAGAAGCAATCAACCTTTCACACTTTCTGCGGTCCATCCATGTACGACTCAGCAATTGCCTCGCCTGCTCAATTGCCTCTTCCTTCTTATTAACTTTTTTGCCCACTCTAAAGTTAATACCCAAACTACGCGCCGTTTCCCTACGAGTCTTGCCTGTCGTTAACTCCCGTACTTCTATGTCCCACGGGGCGTTGTGGCTGTCGTAAGAATACGGCTTATTTTTAATTTCGCTGATGAAGTGAGGCAGCCCTTCGCCACTCGCCTCATAGTAGTCAATAATGCGAACCTCTTGACCATGTTGTTGAGCAAAGACCACTGACATCGAGTCATCGATTCCCAAGTCCCAATACGTTGACGTTCTTAGTTTTGGCTCCCAGGGAACTCTGCCTATTCGACCATCCGTTTCCATGCGAGTCATTTCTTTTGCAAAGTAGGCTCCTGGAATCGCCGCGTGGAACGAACAGTAATACTCCTGCTGGATCATTTGTTCATCCATTCCCTCGCGACGTTCTTCTTCTAAATCTTCTGCGCTCACCACCCTTGAACCATCTTCGCCCTCTGAATCACGAAGAGTATCTTCCACCGTCAGCTTCGAGCAAAACCACTGATCGTTTTCCTGTGCCATCTCGAACATGCGATGACCATGATTCTGACCGCGAGGCGTATATACGAATAAAGCTATGCCATCGTTTTCCCTGATAATCGGCCTGAGAAAGTCCCAGGCTTTAGGTGACATGATTGGATACTCACTAAAGAGCAGGCCAACAGGGTTTGTCCCGACGAGCCAATCCAGCCCCATGTCCGTCCCGACCAATTGATAGATGCTCCCGTTGGTGAGAGTCACCTTCATATCAGTCTCGTTCTTAGATACGATCACCTCCTTTGGAAAATGATCCATCACCTTCAGACCGTCTTTATCAATTCCGTCCCAGATAGCTTTGCGAGCCTGTCGGGCAGTTGGAAACAAATGGTAATACTGGCCCTTCCTTTTGAACATCTCTCGGATGAACAAGTTAAGACCGCATTTATCTTTTCCCGCGCGTCTGTGCCAGCAGCACACGCCTCTTTTTATTCCAGCGTCAAACGCTTTAAAGAGGGGTATCTGATATTTGCGCGGTTGGAAGTTGTAAGGTATTGTCAGTTTCGCCATTGTAATTAATTACATTGATCTGAATTTGAGTCCCGACATTGCCTTCTTCCTTCGGTGCTAGTTTTGACCACCAAGAATAAAACTCCCTTTTGTTTCTATCGTCCTTCTTGATAAATTCTGCAAAAGCCTGCTCACCGCCGATGCGCTCGAATGTCGTCATCAACTGTTGGCGAACACTCTGGCTTGAAGCTTTATCTACGCATTGCTCCAAGGGTTCGAGGCGTAAAGCTTTTACTTTTGCTTCGATTTCCCGCGCACCTTTCAACATGTCGTTCATCTTCACCTACCATCCTATAAATTCTTGACCACACCTTCTCGTTCAGCAAGCGAAACATCGAATACTGCTTTGTTATAAAATAATCTACCGCATGCGGTGAAGGGCAAGTTGTTAAAAGCGCGTGATACTCTTCTTCCTCCCTGACTCCGCCGTTACATTTCGGGGCATGGTTTTCGGCAATAATCGGATGAGCAAACACCAGCTCAGGAACTTTGTCTCCATCAAGATCGTAATAAATCGTCACGTTCCTTGGAACCTCGTTTGCGTTCCATCCAATCATGTATTTCATTGGAGGCTCGACAAACCCTGGCATTTCCATCTTCCACTGCTCATGCACTTCCGTGGCAGTTACTGCCTCTCCGCATGCAACAAGACTAGGGATGATTAACGCTATCAATAATTGCTTCAGTCGTTTTCTGATATTTCTGAACACCTAAAATGTAAATGGATAACGCATCCAGTTCCTCGTCTTTCAGACAATGCTGCCCTGTATTTTTAAAGTACAACTTCGGCTCTCCAGGTCGAATCGGGTAAGCCAGGTTCAAGCTGTAAGGCAAAGTAGAGCAGGCGCTAATTCCCGCTATTAAAAAAATCGCGAGGGTTACCCCTGTTCTTTTTTGCCAGTTTCCTTTTAAATTCTTCTTCAATCTTTGCCTTCGCACGATTGATCTTCCCGTGAATGCCTAAAGCTGCTTTCAGGCCCGAAGCCTTCTCCAGCTTTTTGCCTATCTTTATGAAATAAAATACTGCGGCTGTGCCTAAAATAATTACCGCTAAGATTGAGTACATAGCGCCCTTGCCATCATCATTACGTCCTCATGCAAATTGTCGCCCTTGCAGGCGTTGTATATCCAGACCACCATTTTGCAATTATTTTTTGTGTAACCACGTTTAGGATCAATGCGATCCACACTTGGCTTAAAAGGAGCCATAGGTTTACCGGAATCTATAAAAAATAAATTTGTTACCTCGCAAACCCCCTTTGTCAAACGCTGTTCAAACCACTCCAAGTCCAGATCAAACTTTAGATTTCTCGCTCTGGCCCTGCGCCTGACACTGTTTAAATAAACTTTAGTAGGGTTGTTTTTTTTCCAAAGTCGATTACTAGCTTTTATCTCTTCCGCGTGTGCCTGGTAATAAGCATCGCTCACTCGCTTTTGATCTGCTTTGGATGTATAAGCCAAATCTACTTCTTGGCTGGTTGCTCTGGGTCATCGCTGTTTCTGTTCTTGCCGACGTTCAAAGAAAGCCAGTTAAGAACACGCATAACCGTGTCATAAATTTCGTTGCCCTTGACCGAAGGCATGATAGCTGTCACCATGTTCGCCAGCGCAATTGTAAATGCGATGCAAGTCGCTGCCGTACTGTTTGCTAAAAATTCCATTTCATTTCCTCAGTTTTATTATTTTTTTAATGCAGCCCAATGGAATCTGCATCCTTCCTGTAATGCTCTTGTTTGCCTTGTCGCGATGTTCTACGTTAGAGAACAGCCATAAGTTATTTTCTGTCTCGCCAAGGTAATATCCAATCGTGCGGACCGGCATGTCCTTCGCGTCTTTCAACGCGTCCTTTAAATCTGTCCACGTTTCATCTCCAAGGTCAGCAGCATCTCGCCACTCGACGATAATAGGGTCTTCAACTTTTAGCTTTGGCCTTGGCAATTAGTACACCCACAAAACAGGCGATGCTTTTTTGTCATCTGAAATATCCACATGGATAAACTGCTTGTGAATTCCCATGCGATGAAATTGAGTCCTTAAGTAACCAACCAATTCATCTCTGTCCTTGGAGTTAGTGCATGAAATATCAGCAGCCTCGCCAATGAGATGCGAGCTGGTGCTGGATGAACCAGCGTTTCCATTTGATTTTTTGCATCGATAACCTGAGTTAATCCGCATTGGCTTGGCGTACATTTGCCTGACGACTTGCAAGCGGTCTATCAATTCCTCCTTAATGCTGTTTCTCCCGCAATTGCACTTGCAGGCAAATTCTTCCTTCTTAAAATGAACCCAGGTCATTCGCCTCCTAATTTTTGGATAGCCTCACCCTCTTCAAAAAACTCATCACATTGAAATAAAAACTCTGCCAGCTCTTCTTCTGGGTCAATCAGGCGGATAACCACATCCATCCCACCACCTTCCCAAATTCCCCATTCGATAGCCTTGTCTGTAAACACGCTGACTCCATTCGACGTAACCCATAGAGCAAAGCCATTCGCCTTGTGGTGCGTCGCTGTCGCCAGCGTCTTCGCCCCAAAACCATAAGCCTGGGCATTTAGTGCATCCCATAGCTAAAAACGTGTTATAAAAAATCTGCTCTTCCCAAACCTCCATGACTCCGTCACAGCCTTCCCACGGGCAGCGGTCATATGCCCTTTTGCCATTCATCCGGCGGGACAGGAGGGTCATGTTCCTCAATCTCATCAACAATCCACTGAAGAGTCTTATCGAAAGGAGTTCGCTGAATTTTCGCCCCAGAGAAATAAGAAGTCATAGCTTCCTCAAAGGCAGGAAAGGAACTGGGAACGCCAACTCCTTGCAAAGGATCAGACATTAGATACTCATTCGCGTCGTAAACGACTTCTGGGCGCGGCGCAGCTACGTCCCTGACCAATCTGAGTATTCGCTTCAATTCCTGCTGCGTTGCACCTCGTAAAGTATAATGACCTTATTTTCATTATACTCATGAGTGTATACCTTCGCAACGTACTACAAATAAAGCACTAAATTTACTGTAGAATCTGGAGTGAATTTATGATATAATCAAATTAGAGGTTTAACTAATTAAGATTAATTTATATTTATGATTAACACTGCAAAGCATTGTTTTTCTTTTTTCGCAGAAAAAAGCTATATATTCTCTTGCTTCAGCAAGAGGGAGGGCTTTAGCCCGACTTGCTTTTAAGGTTTTGATTTTCCCAGACACAAGCTTATGACCGTATGGCAAACCTCTTAAAGATTATATAAATATTTTGCCAGGGGTCTGTTCTTTTACAAGAACCAGCCCTCCGAGGCTCTTGCTCTGCGAGGCTAAAACCATTTGCCAATATAATATATATAATTAAACTCTCCTTAAACCCCTCTCTGGTACATCTCTTATATATACTTATATACATGCTTATATATATAACTATAAGATGCACTGATCGATATACCTAATATATGCGTTGAAATGAACGTGACGAAAATGGTAGAATGAACGGGATGACAACTTTTAAGCGTCTGACGGAAATGAAAAATTGGAATTTTGCGTGTGCGGGTTCATATCGAGAGAGTGGCCCAAAATTTGGGGAGTGGGTTGACTCATTTTTTTGAATCCTGAAAAGCAATTTATGACCGGCAACGTCCTATTTAGTTATATGCGCTGATTTATAACATACTATATTAATTAGAGTTACCACCCACCCCACCTTGAATGTGGGGAAATTGTGAGAAAATGACTAAAAAAAGTACTAAGACAATCCATTTTGGCAATCCAAATCCGGTTCAATTGCCGCGATCAGATAAAGGTAGGTTTTTGCCACTTAAGCCTGATCTAACCAAGAAGCACATCTATTCCAATAAGAAGCGCCGCGCCGTTTCAGTTAGTCTTACAACTCCTCAGCATCAACTACTTTCAAAAGTAGCAAGCGCTATCGGCGTATCAATGCGCGGTTTTGTTTGTGCAGCTACTTTGATGCACCTTAATAAAATTGCCCAGGAATTAGCACAGCAATCCGGCAAAGTTATCGAATAATACTTTCCTTCCATTTCACATAAATCCGGCGCTCTTATTCGCCGTATAATTGATTATTTCACCTTGGTGAATACCTGGGCATCCCTTAAAACCTCTTAAATTTCCCTTTATTTAATATTGGCAATTTGTTTTTTTGTTGACAACCCAATATAAAGCTATTATATTTCTAATATGAATACTAAAACAAAAGTTATCCAGGTATTAGTCACAGATCAACAAGAAAAGATAATATTAAAATCTATTCAAATTTTATCCAATGAATCTGGTGAGCTGTTAAGTAGGTCCGAAGGTACAAAAAGACTAGCTTTTGAAAGAGCTAAACAAATTTTAAGAGAGCATAAAGAATAATATTTTTTTGTCTTATAGCTATTAGAATTCAAATAACTTTCTAATATTACAGGAGGGCACTTATGAAAATAGTAATTCAAACAAACGAAAAGGTTGAATTAAGAGTAATTCCCAAAACTGGAAAAACATTATTAACCAATTAGCATAAAAAACCCGCCATATCTACGCAAATAGATAGGCGGGATAAATCCACATAAGGGATTTTACCTAAACTTTGTCGGAGTAGGTAATTTCCCTTGTACCAAAAAAGGGAGATTAAAACAATGTCAAAAATTAAAGGCTATGTTTTATATGAAGGGCCTAGCGCTATTAATGGCGAAAATATCGCAGCAATTTTAACCCTGGAAAGTACTAATAAAAAAACTGGCAATATGGCGCAGCTGTGGATATTGCATAAAGATATCCCGCCTCATATCGCGCAAAAAACGGGTGACGATGACGCGGTATGTGGCGATTGTCCTATAAAAAAAGAATGCTACGTTATAACTTTTCAAGGGCCGTTATCAGTATGGAATGCATATAAGCGCGGAAGTTATGTCAAATTAAATCCAGCCTTAACCGTTTCCAATATGTTAGATGAAACGCAAAAAATGGTGGATTTTATGTCATTACTGAAAAATTTAATTATTCGTTTCGGCGCTTATGGCGACCCCGCAGCATTGCCGAAATGTTTAATTAAAACGATCGCAAAAAATTGCAAAGATTTTACCGGATACACTCACCAGTGGAATAAGCGCAAATTTAATTTTCTTAAAAAGTATTTTATGGCAAGTGTTGAAACAAAAAAGCTTGCCGAAAAAGCACTTAAAAAAGGTTTTCGATATTTTCGCATAAAACCACCTGGCGCAATTAATTTTGAAAATGAAATAACATGCCCATCCGATATCGGCATTCAATGCATTGATTGCAAATTATGCAATGGCGCAAAACAAGCTAAAAATATAACGATTGAAGCGCATGGGGCACGGGCTGCGGGTATTGCATATGCTTAAAGAAATTATTCAAGATTTACTACTATTCACGCTTTTAAGCGTATTAATAATATTAATGATGTGTTTATAAAAAGGGAAATATTATGCAAAAATTTTATGTTCATGCAACGAATATTGAAAAATTTCACGGAATAATCGAAGCGGAATCATGGGAATTTTTACCAAACATTAAATTTGCATGAGAAAAAAGAACTTTTTGAAACTTTAATTTTTTCAGATGTTGTGGTGTTTAATTATGAGCATGGAACAGAAAGGGATGGGGCTAAAGTTTGCCATGTGGCGATTAGTGATGCCTACAATAAAATTATGCTCACTATTCACAAGGAAAGCAATATTAATCCATCTTATGAAACACGCAAGGATGGCGAGTCTAACTAACTTTAAAAGGAATTTACTATGACATTGAAAGAAGAAACCAGGGGCAGGCCACCGCTTGATCCAGAGGACCGCAGAAGTGAGCGCGTTACATTTCGTCTAACACCAGAGGAGCTGGCGAGTCTAACTGAGGACGCAAAAGAGCGCGGAGTAAGTCTAACTGACTTGATCTGCCACGCTCTTGCAAAACTCAATATTATTTAGCTTGTAGTCTAACTGGTGGGGTGTCGTTTATAAGCGACATCCTCTATCTTAATTATTTTTTTTGGCTTTAAACTGCTTTTTTGCTTTCTTTTTTTTGGGATACCTTCAGGTACTCCCTGGTGATCTTGCCAAGAATCAAGTCTACCGTCGCCTCATCCCCATGCTCTAAAATAGTTTTTAACTGGTCAAATATCACCTGTTCCTCCTCGTTTTCGGTTTGTTTATCTACATTGTCGAGGAGCATATTTACACTAATAGATAGTTTTTGACAAATTTTTTGTATTAGACTGAACTGAACACTTTCGTCGCGACCAATCTGGTTGTTCAGGTTGCTCGGTTTCATCTCCAGCATATCCGCCAGCTCGATTTGAGCCAGCCCTTTCTTGCGGCATTCCCTTTTTATAGCCTCCTTAATGATGCCCATAATAAATAATTATTTTTTTTATTGACAGTATATTAAATTTATTCTAAAGTATTTTTAAAATCAAAATTTAAGGATGAAAATATGAAATTTCACCATAACAATCAACTGCATACACTTAAAGATGAGGTTCCCGCAGAACCTCGTTTATGCGCTTTACCTGGTTCGTTTCCATCGGCGCCTACGTCTTGCCGACCTCCTGGCGGGTCAGGTAAAGCGCTTCTTCTAAAAGCTTATAATACTACTCTTAACGAGTGGATTGTCAATGAAATTCAAGGCTATCCAGAGTCTGTTCAAATACGGGCCATGAATCAAATGATTGAAAAACTGAAAAAGGAATATTGGTATGAGTGATACAAATACAATTATTTTGAGTATGTTTTTATGCGCCTCAGTTTTAGGGATACTTTTTATATGCACCGATCTTTTTTGGCAATTTTGGGATGAGTTGGATGCAGAGGATACAGCCGAGTTGGAAAAGTTTTTGAGGGGTGAATAATGAGTCTAACTGCCGCTCAATTAGAAGACCGCTTGAGTATGATTACCGGATCAAACGCCGGAGCAATTGAAGGAACCTCAATGTATTCTTCTGCTTATGGTGATTGGGCAATAAAAACCAGGCGCGTTGTAGATACATTCAAGGGCAATAATAAGACGGAGTTGGGCGAATGGCTGGAAGGATTTGCTGTTAAGAAATATGAGGAACACTCAGGGCGTATTTGCCGCAGGGTTCACCGCACCTTGAAGCATAAGAAATACCCTTTCATTGGCGGGCATATAGATCGATTGGTCGAAGGCGATCCAAATAGAGGGGTTGAATGCAAAGCCGTCACCGCAGACGGAATGGGCAAATGGCTGGATGAAGACGACAACTTGATCGTGCCACCGTACTATATCTCTCAAGTCAAGCATTACGCCCTGGTGACAGGGCGCATGACCTGGGACTTTGCCGTGGTCTTCACCGATGGTCGTCGCGATCCTTTCTTCAACACGATTGAATTTACCCAGGATGATATTGAGCTTTACCTAACGAGGTGCATAAAGTTCTGGGAGCATGTGACGAGCGACACACGCCCAGACGTAGACGACTCGAATGCAACCGCAACAACTCTAAAGCAGGAGTGGCGGGAAAGTGATCCAGGTCAGGTCAAGGTAGCAGACGAGACTGTTTTAACTTATCTGAAAGAACGTGAAGTTAAAAAAGAAATGAAAGAAGTTTACGCATCCCAAATGCAGTTGATGGAAAACCGCCTGCGAAATTTTTTACAGGAAGCTGACACGATAGTCTCGCCCACCGGCGAAGTACTGTGTACATGGAAGCAAACAAAAAAAGGTGATAGACGATTCAATTTTAATTTTAAAAGGGAGACAATAAATGGCGAAAAAAGAAACGCAGTTTAAAAAAGTAACGACTCCAATTGGCAAGTCCATGTGGACGAAGCTGGCTAACCCTGAAACGCGATGGGTATCATCAACGGACCCTGAATATAAGCAGGGCGGGTACTACGAGGCTTGCGTCAGGTTTACAGGCAAAGAGTCAGAAGGTCTTAAAAAATTAATTACTGAGTTGCACGAAGAAAATCTAAAAGAAGCATGCCAGATCATTCTTGACGCACATTTAGAAAAATTTCCGAAGCAAAAAGGAAAAATTAAAGATGCAGTCAAGTTTGTCCAGGATGAAACTGACATCAAGGTTAATCCCATACCAATCAAACAAATCAGAAATGACGATGGCGACCTCATCGACGTGTGGGAAGTGAAAGCCAAACAATGGGCGAAGGGTGTACAAAAGGATAAACAGGGTAATATTATTGAAGAATGGGATAACTTGCCTATAGTCAGAAATCCTCAAAACAGAAAATATGATGTTATTCCAAAAATTGGAAATGGATCGTTAATTCGGTTACAGATCGAGCTGAGTGGCTACCAGAAGCCTTCGATTGGCATTCGCATTCGACTCGTCGCCGCTCAAGTTTGGGAGTTAGTTGAATACAACGGCGGCGGCGGGTTTGACGATAGCACTTTTGAAGCTAACCCAGACGCTCCGGCTTTGGTAACAGCAGGCGAAGTTTCAGAAGAAGATGACGAAGACGATATTGATTTTTAAAAATTACGAAGAGAACACGGTTAGTTGTGCCAATGACGGTTGGCAGAAGACGTTCAACAACGAGGGACAATCCGTGAGCCGCTGGCCCAAGGCCGTGTCAAGCTCACCTTTAATTGCGGGGTAAGATGCAAAAGTTAATTTCTCTGAAACAAAGTTTAAGTTTGCTCAATGTCAATAGAAAATTTTTCAATACTAATATTCGGCCCCATTTAAAGGAAGCAAAGTTGGGGAAACACATCCTTTTTCGCCAGGGCGATTTAGAGGATTTTATCAACAGCATGTTTGAAACCCAGGAGGCAAGATCATGCGAAAACGGAAACTCCCGTCGGGGCTTATATGGCGGGGCGAAATCATTCACATCAACACAACAATCGGCAATCGAGAAGTGCGCCAAACGACTAAGACTGATAACGTAAAAGAAGCACTAACAGTCCTGGACGATCTGCGGTTTAAGCAAAGAAGACAGAGCGAAACAGGCGAGTCTGTAGGTTTGGACAAAACCTGGGCGGAAGCGTTGAATAAATATTTAGACACGACGTATCACAAAAATCAGGAAGAATTAAAAAGAAAGTTTAGATATTTAGAGTGCGTGATTCCTTTGACCATGCGGATCAAAGACATTTACAATTCCACGCTTGACCCTGTTAGGGCGGAGTTGAAAAATAAAGGCCGCAAGGCAAACACGGTCAACGATTACATTAAGGTGGTGCGCCAGGTTCTGAATAAATGCCTGGAGTGGGAAGAGGCTGGCATTCCGTGGATCACTGAGAAGCGCCATTTTGTCATGGAAAAGTTTAAGAAAAATCCTATCAAGCATATGAACCAGAAGCAGGGTACGGTCATCACTTGGGAGGAGCAGGACCGTTTGTTTGGGCAACTCCCAGTGCATCTCAAAGACGCTGCCTTGTATGCCGTTAATACAGGCGCTCGGATGGGCGAAATAACTAACTTGAAATGGAGTTGGGAAATTTATTTTCCGACGCTCAAGGTCAAGGCGTTTCGCATTCCTGGTGAGTTTCATAAGAATGAACGCCCCAAGATCGTCGTTTTAAATTCTATTGCCAAATCGATCATTGAGAAAAAGCGTGGTGAGCATCCTGAGTTTGTTTTTACTTACAAGGGAAACAAGATTAAAAGGTTAAACGCAAGTGCATGGCGAAAGGCCAGGGCGAGAGTGAATTTGACTCATGTAACTGTCCATGACCTTCGACATACCTTTGCAACTCGACTGGCGCGTTACGGAGTGAGCGAAGTGGACATAAAAATACTGCTGGGGCATGTGGTTCCAGGGGTGACTGCGACCTACGCATTCACGACTCAGGCACTCGAACCTATGATTGAAAATTGCGAAAAAGTAGTTGGCAGAAAACCTATGACTTTTCTCGAAGCAGGCGAATTTAAGGAGTTTTACGAAGAAAAAACCGCACAAAAACCGCACAAACCGTTACTTTTTTCTGGAGTGTCAAATGATTGACCATATAAATTATTGTTTTTTAATGAGAAAATTGGTCGGGATGAGAGGATTTGAACCTCCGACCCCTCACCCCCGAATTAACTATTCCATTTGTAAGCCGTTATAAACACGCTGTTTAAAAAAGGGTTATCTCGGCGATGGTGTGTCGT